CCACCACTCTTGTCGGTAGTATTACCTCTTGATTTAGTACGCGGCTTATGCGTCCTAACATATCGTCTTGTATTTCTGGTCACGATACTCCTCCTTTACGTCGTTAATATGATCCAAGAAAGCACGTAGCTTACCTGAACGTTTGAGTTTTTGCAGCGCTTGATTCTCAATGTTACGAACCATCTGACGACTGATACCTAGCTCATCAGCAATCTCCTGATGCGTCATGTAGTAGTCAAGATAATTACCCCTCTTCGCCACTATCCCTCTCCTCTTTGTACGCATCTATGTCATCGACATACTCATCTGCGTAGTCCCAAATACAACGATCACCGTCCCAATAATCTTGGTAGTCGTCGTGCCACACTTCCCACTGTTCACGTTCCATACATCCTCCTACTTCTCGTGTTCAATGATCACCTTAGTGGTGTCACGCTTATAACATAATAAACAATCCATACACTTCTGTCCAGTACAGTTAGCTTCTCCGTCGAACTCCTGCGACACGTTGTTAAATACACGGTCGAACCCACGCGGTGGCTTTGTCATTATTTTGTCAACAATAGGATTACTATAAACCAGAATCATATTACTAGGCACTAGATGTAGATTAGGACGTACATAATCCACACGCTTAGTCCACAACGCAAACGTAGAGTGCTTGTTATCCTCCGCTATCGCACAGAAGTTGCGGAAGTGTTGCTCATTTATCAGCTCACCATGCCCATGAAACCGCACAAACGCACCGGAGGTACGAGGCAGAATGAACTCAGCATCACTCGCAAGGATGTCACTATTCCTTTGGAACGCTGGTTGACAGTTCTTCCTATAACTAGAAAGCATACTAACACTGTAACACTTACCGCATATACGGTTTGAATCCTTCTTCTTGGACTCCTTGATACAGAATGAGTTAGTCGCTGTATTGGTATTGATTGCTTGTATACCAGCCAGCTTGCCTGACATCTTACTAAGACTAGGCATCGGGTTCATACACCACCTCCTCTTTGACTACACGGCACTCTTCGCCGTCCTTGATGTAACTATCGCAAAAGAACTTTGCATTGTCAAGCGTGGAGAAGTGGTCACTACCATCAGGTGATCTCTCTACCCATTCCCACACATTAAGATCAAACTTCTGCACTATGTAATATGTATCAATATCCATCAGTCGTCCTCCCATTCATCTAAATTTAATTGCAGTACGAGATACGGAACAATCTTTAGCTTGCCGTCTTCGTTACGATAAACCTTACACTCAGTTGCTTTCTGACTTTTACGAACGTAGTACATAACATCGTCGTACTTTGGTTTGTAATCAGAAAGTCTCTTGACTACTCTCTCGACAACCCAATCACCGTCAGTATCTTTAGGGGTATGAATATAGTACACGTTACACCTCCACATCATAGACCGTAGTGGTCTCTTCATCTTCATCACGGAACACATTCACGTCATCTTCAGACCAGTCGATAGGACAATCCAACTCACTGATAGCGTAGTCCATTGCAGCTTGCTCCGCATCACACTCATCTGATGCCTTCACATACACACGACGGCTGACAGTAACAGTCACATCATAGGCATAGACATGCACCAACTGCTTATGCATCTTGTCAAGATGAAACACTGTGTCACTGAGCAGTACATCTAGCTCCTCAAACAACTCGCCCTTTGGATGATTGTAAATGTCGTACTCGATAAAGCTACGCATCTTACTTAGCTTATCGCGCAACTCTTCTAGGTCTTCCCTACTTGTTAGTAAATCACTCATTTCACTTCTCCTCTATGCAACATTCAACACACATATAGGCACCAGTACGATTACCTATAAGTATCTCCCTCGTCCACGTATCCTCATCAGGGAATACCTCCTGAACTAACCTCGATCTGTTACCAGTGTATTCCCTCCACGAATGCGTGTCAACTAGGCAAGCGTCCGTATCACCACACAACAGACACTTAGCCATCACCCTTGTCTTGTCAAACAACTGAACTACTTCACCCATTCATAGACACTCCTGTATAGATTAGCGCAAGAAGAACAATAACAATGATTGCTCCACCCAAGTTCATAAACCTCTCTTGATCAGGCGTCAGCATTAGAACATCTCCTCTGCTACTTCTAGCATCATCTCAATATCATCGGGACTGCTCCACTCATCAGGGTACGGTGACATATCCTGCGCCACACGTATTAGCTCCATCATCTCAGGTGGATAGATAGGACTGCGCCTACACGTCATCAGTGGCGGCTCGAAACCGAACGCACCACACCCATGTTTTAAGAACAGCTTGACCGCATCCTTGTAAGACACGTCTTCCATATCATGCAACTCGTCATGATCCCACGGTTCACCACAATGTCTGCAATGTATATCCATTACCACTCCTCCTTATCGTTTAACTACGTAATCGCCGCAGCAAATACTGGTTTTCCCGTAAATGATTGGGAAATATGATTCTAAATCATATCCATGCTGGCGAACACTAAAAAGCAGACTCAATAAATTATTACTATCAGCGTAGGCATAACAAACTGCCCACTCTGGTGCCACATCATGACCGAAATCGTACTCAATATCTAAATCACTTGTAGCTAAGTTGTAAACGTAAGTCATTGTTACCACTCCTTCTTTTATGAATTAACGCGACCATCTGGTTCGATGGCTAAGAACATACCACACCACTTAACAACAATCGCAGGATCACACACCATCTTCTCAGCACTGCGTCTGAACTGACGGTACGTCATACCCTGATCAGATTGCCTCCACTTACGCAACAATGCCTGTTGCTGGCCTTTTGTTATCTTAAGCATCACTCCACTTCTCCTCATCAATAACATCCAGAAGATCCATACGCAGATCAGCAAGCGTACCGAATATATCAGGGTACCTGTCGAACGCACTTGGATTTACAGTCAACACTGATGACATTGCATCAACAGCAACACGCAAAGCATCCAACTTTTTCTGTGCATTTTCCATCAGTCAAACCTCCCAACACGTTGATGACCTACGCTGTCCTTGATGCCGAATATAGAATAAGGATACGCCCACATTGTCCACCCACCAAACGACACAGTAGCAATCGGCTCAAGTGGCTCATCATCTGGCGCATGGTACACACCATCATCATCTATCTCACCACGCCAATGGTCATCGAAACCACCCATGCCGTACATGGCGTTCATCTCATCGGTAACGGTGTTGATACCACCACCTTGAAACCTTGCCGCGATAACGCCCTGCGTAAAGAATGCAGGTACGAGACCTAATCGCTCACGATCAGCACGATCGTCAAAATATTGAATCATCATAATATTTGTTTCTCCTAACGAAGAATTAACTCCAGTTAATTGCAGAACATAGTATGACCACCACACACACCACACCACACTATGAACATAGTATCTCACAGATGAGAATCATTGTCAAATGCGAGTCGTTCTCGTCTAGTGTGTAGGCGTAAAAAAACCGCCCGAAGGCGGATGAATGTTTACTACGGTGTGGCGGGTCAGCAGGGGACAAAGTCCAGCGGCTTAGCTCTATTAGTGGAAACGGTAATCCAGCGGGTCTTTGGATCAACGCGAGCGTAAACAGCGCGAACTCCTAGCGCTTTGTTTGTCCGCTTATTGATGCTGTACGCGAGAGCGCGTTGAACTAGGTCGCCAATAGTGACGACCTCTCGGGTTGAAATTTCAGAATATTGAACGTTCATTTTAGAGCACCTCCGCGACTAGCGCCTTGATCTCGTCGTTAGTGTATCCGTTCTCGTGTGCCTTCTGAACAAATTCGCTCAGCAGGTGACGCAGTGCTGGCGCTTCGCTGGCGAGGGGCTCAGATGACGCTTCCGTCTCGCTGTCGGTTGCATCGCCTTGATCAGTAGCTGGATCAGTCTCTGCGGTTTTTGGTGCGAGCTTTTCATATAGCTCAGTTAGTCCGCCCGAATCCTTAGCCAGTGCCTTTACCAGCTTTTGGCCATCGGTTGGCGACTTGATTCCGTGCCAGTCGTTTAGTTTTTTGTCGGTCGCTGTCCAAGTCTTAGCGATGCGGCGAGCGCGGCTGATCATTACTTTTACGGATGATTCAGGTTTACCGCCAGCAACTAGTCCGCCTTCGTAGCCACCCATGAATTCGGCGATGTCCTCTTTGGTCTTGACGTTGGATAGGCCTTTGATCATTGCGGCCATTGGCTTTAGCTCCGCGTCTAATTGTGCTTTTGCAACGATGGCGCCAGCGCCTCTATTGTCGATGTTAGTCATGATATTAACTCCAGTTAATTTCTAATTGAGAATCATTCTCATTGCCATCACGGAATTGTGGTGACAGGGAAAGTATCTCAAATACTGTAGAGAATGTCAAATTAACTCCAGTTAATCTAGGCAGCTCAAAGGGTACTTCACTGACTCTCACATGCACATCACAGCCCCCATGTCAACAGCGCAAATACCATGCCAATAGCAATATCCATGCCAAAAACAGACACGGGGGGCCGCTACACACTGATGGTTACGTAGTAGTAGCTACCTAGACACAAAAAAGAGTGAAATTGGAAGTCTTTACTACTAGTACTTTTAGTTATATATCAAAGAGTTGTAATAATTCTAAGACATATCACTAATCTGCACTGTAAAACCACAGAATCTGCACTGTAAATACTGTGTTTTTCCCCTACATCGTTCACAAATAGCAAGAAAGAGCTTGACAAATGCTAAAAAGTATGCTATAATATATGTATATATAGAACTATAACAAAAAGAACGATGCATTAGGACTTAGTTCTTAGTACTAGGACTTAGTACTTATGCATATTACTACAAGTATAGATAACAAACCCAAAAGCAATCTAGGTAGAGCCTATACAGTAGCACTCGCCAGAGGAAGCAAATGGAAAACAAAAAGAATCCTGTTGGTAGACCCAAGAGAAGTTCTGTTTCTAGTAAAGCAAAGGGGAATAGAAACGCTGTTGGACGACCTAAAGGCGATGCAGCGATAATAAATGAGTACAAAGCGAGGATGTTAAACTCACCTCGTTCTCGCGCCGTGATGGATGCGATATTCGATGCAGCATTAGACCCAGAACATAAGAATCAGTCAGCAGCGTGGAAGCTTGTTATGGACAGAATACTGCCCGTTGCAGCGTTTGAGAAAGATGTTGTTAAGGATGGTGGTAGAAGTGCCATTCAGATTAACATTAGTGGTGTTGGTGCGGTAGATGTTGGACAAGATACATCTGGCGACGTTATAGAAGGAGAAGTAGTAGATGAATCTTAAGCATTTTAAGCGTGAAGAGTTTACTTGTCAAGTCTCCGGTACCAACAACATGGAACAAGAGTTTCTAGAAAAGCTAGATGTTTTGCGGGAAGCGTGCGGTTTTCCGTTTGAGGTAACGTCAGGTTATCGTCACCCAACTTTGCACCCTATAGAAAGAAAAAAGGATGTGCCGGGAACGCACGCGCAAGGGATAGCAGCGGATATAAAAATAACAAACGCTGCTGACCGCTTTAACATTGTAAAAAACGCAGTAAAACTTGGCTTCACAGGCATTGGTATTGCAAATACTTTTATACACGTTGATACCCGTGGCACTACACCTGTTATCTGGACGTACTCATGAAGTTTTCTCACGGCGATGCACTAACGGCAGGATCTGCTAACACAATACTAGATGTACCTGCTGGCTACGACGCCATTGTTACCTACTTGTTTATTTCTAATACGACAGGTAGCAGTAAAAGTATTGATGCTCGTTGGGTGCATAACAGTGTCAACATAGATTTTCTAGCAGGAAAGAACGTAGGCAGCGGTGAGTTTTTAGAGTTTGGTGGTCAGTTTGGTGAGTTTCTTGTTGCAAAAGAAGGAGACACCTTAATACTAACACCAGAGGCTGCTTCTACGTTTGTCAGTATTATTTCGTTTGAGTTAATACCAGCAACACCAAGGTTGAACTTTTAGTGGATCTTAATATAGAACTACTGCCTTGGCAGCAAAAAGTTTGGGCAGACGAAACTAGGTTTAAAATAGTAGCAGCAGGACGACGTACAGGTAAGTCCAGACTAGCTGCATGGATGTTAATTGTTAACGCACTACAGGCGGACAGAGGCCATGTATTTTACGTCGCACCTACTCAAGGACAAGCCAGAGACATTATGTGGCAAACCCTCATGGAACTGGGGCATCCTGTTATTGCTGGTAGTCACATTAATAATTTGCAAATCAAGCTGGTCAACGGAGCTACCATCAGCCTCAAAGGTGCTGACAGACCAGAGACAATGCGAGGTGTTAGTCTCAAGTTCTTAGTGCTGGACGAGTACGCAGACATGAAGCCTGATGTATTCGAGCAGATCCTGAGACCTGCGTTGGCTGACCAAAAGGGCTGTGCGATGTTCATTGGTACACCGATGGGCCGCAACCATTTCTATGAACTATACAAATATGCAGAGTTAGATGATGATCCGACTTACAAGGCTTGGCACTTTACTTCTTACGATAATCCTATTCTTGACCCGGCTGAAATTGATATTGCAAAGCGCTCTATGTCTTCTTATGCGTTTCGTCAGGAATTTATGGCGTCGTTTGAAGCCCGTGGTTCAGAGATGTTTAAGGAAGACTGGGTACGCTTTAGTGAGGATGAGCCGGAAATAGGAGATTATTACATTGCTGTTGACTTGGCAGGCTTTGAAGAAGTCAACAAGAAACGAACCAAGAATACTAAGCTTGACGACACAGCGATTGCCGTGGTTAAGGTCAGCGAGCATGGTTGGTTTGTTGACAATATCATACATGGCAGATGGTCACTTGACGAAACAGCAGCTAAGATATTTCAGGCCGTTAGAGATTATCGTCCCGTGTCGGTGGGAATCGAAAGAGGTATTGCAAAGCAAGCCGTTATGTCGCCTCTGATGGACCTACAGAAGCGTTACGGGAACTTCTTTAGAGTTGAAGAGTTAACACACGGTAACAAGAAGAAGACCGACAGGGTAA